CGATCTGCGCTGTTGAACGTGCGGATACGCCGGCACTTCGTGAAGTCCTCTCGACGGCAATTGTCACCACCCGCGAGAACACTGGTCACGGCTTCTACACGCACTTTCGCACGACGGCTCCGGAGAGAGCGCACTGGAAGCACATAATCAACGGCCCGTGCGCTCGGATGCTTGATATGGGAATGGATTCCATGATGGGCTTCATCTTGTGGTGTTCAGAACAGGGGCCAACGACGCTTGAGGGCTTTCAGCTCGGGGACGCGGCTGGCGACACCATCGATCTAAGAAGCCGTAATCTTGAGACGCTCCGATTTAGCGAGATCGCTTACTGAGTGGCAGCGCGACGTCCGCTAGTGCCGAATTGCAGACATAACAGGTTCGAGGCATCATGCGTGCTGGAGGGGACGCATGAAGTATCTGGTACTAGGGTGTGATGTCGTTGGTGATTGTCCGCTCAAGGAAGAGAATGAGCTGAGCGACGGCGCCATGCCGGTCGAGCTTTCCCCGGAGCTAACTGCTGAGTTGATAGATTGGAACGCGCGAATGGCTGGTGCCGTGCTTGCGCTGACGGAAGCTAAGGGCATGCTGCAGCGATTGAACGCTGCCGGTGAAGGCCTCGCTGAGCAGGTTGCGGCTGCGGTAGTGGGCGGAGCGAAGGTCCGGTTTATCCGCGAGTAAGGACGCCCGCTTTCGCTTCATAGCGGACACTAGCCGCCTCGCTTGTGGTCAGGAAGATGTGGCCAGTGTATCCTCTGGTCCGATACGCCCGTGCTTGCTCATGAGCGTCGATAAGCCATTTGCTCGATGGTCCATCAGTGCCCACTGCGGGTCGCCTTCTGCCGTCATGAAGGAGGACACAAAGAGGTCGTCAGACAGCGACACCATCAATTCGGGAAGCCGACCGAACGTCGTTACGTCCAATACCGTCCGACCGACCAGCTTTCCCAGCCAAGGCTCCCAAGTCTCTTCTTCGCTCCCGCTTCCGCAGGCTATGCGGTCTGCTTCCTCGATGCGCCAACTCCATTCGATCATCAGCGTCAGTTCGCCATCGGGATTGCCGGGGGTACCATCTTTTCGGAGCTTGGGCGTAAGGTTGCCGAACTCAAGGAAGATTGCAGACCCGTGGCCGCGCCAAGCATGCGCGATTGAGATGCCACTCAGGGCTTTGCGATAGTCGCTTAACAGGCCTGTGCCATCATTCATGCCGCCGCCATAACCGGCGGATGGTTCACTGCAATGTCCGCTTTCCACCAAAAGCAGACATGCGCGATCAGCCCCCTCGTCGCCTGCCGTCGATCAACGTCGCCGCCGAAACCATAACCCTTCATGAGCAGGTCTGCCCATTCCTGCGACAGCTCGCGCCGCCGCGGCATGTAAAGCGCACGGTTGTAGGCCATCTCCGACCCTGACATTCCTTTACGCTTGTGCGGCAGCATGGCGTCGATGATCGCGCGATCGTCAGGTCGCTTCTGCGCCACGGTACGCTCGTTCATAATGGTGCTGAACGTCGCACGCCAGCCATGCGGGACGTGCCGCCCGCTGTAACCGTTGCGTGAGTACATGTAGCCGAGCGTGTTGTTGCTCATCGGCTTGGACGTCGAGCGGATGCTCGGGAACAGGTAGGTAATGCGACCGCTCAGCTGGCGGATCGCGTGCAGCACCTCGACCGCTGCCGGCACCAGCGGCACGACGTGCTCGAACGCCCGGTCGTTCTTGTCGTCCAGCTCCAGCTTCATGCGGTCGGCACAAATGCGCCAGATTGCATCCGGTGCCCCCGCCGTGGGGGCACTCCAGTCGATGCTCTCGAACTCACTCCACGTCGCTGCCTGGACGAGGCCGAGACGCACGACGGTGAGCGCGAGCAGCCGAGAGGCGAGCTTGGTCAGCGGCCCTGCCGTCGAGGCTTCCATGTCGACAACCAGCCGACGCGCCGCCGCTAAATCCTTGAGCGCCGGCTGCTTGCCACCCTTGGGCGTTGGCTTGAGCGCTTTCACCAGGCTGGGTCCTGCCGGGTCATTGGCGCAGACGCCTTCTGCGATGCCCATTGCGAACACGGCTGACACGTGCTGCCGGATGCGCTTGGCCGTGTCGATCGCGCCGCGGTGCTCGACCTTCCGCAGCATCGCCAGCACCGTCGGGCCATCAATGTCGATCAGCGGCAGTGAGCCGATCTGCGGATAGACATAACGCTCAAATGCTTGTCGGACCTTGGTCGCCTGAAGCGGTGACCAGCGCGGCCGCTGCGCCTCCCACCAGCGCTCCGCCACCGTCTGGAACGTCGCACCCGCCGCCGCATGCGCTGCCATCTTGCGCTTACGGTCTTCGACTACCGGGTCGCGGTGATCGCGTAGCTCGGCCCGAGCCGCGTCACGTCGATCGCGCGCCTCACGGAGCGACACCTCCGGGTACGCTCCGAAGCTCAGCCGCTTCTCCTCGTTGGCGAAGCGGTACTTCATACGCCACGACTTGTGGCCCTTCGTAGTAACGAACAGGTAGAGACCGCCAGCGTCCGCCAGCTTATAGTCCTTCTCGCGCGCTGCGGCTTTGCGCGCCTGCGTATCGGTCAGTGACACGATGCCCCCATCTTTTCGGGCGGTGCCCCCAGAGTGCCCCCATCGATCGAGAGATGGGATGACTCAGGGAGAACCGCGTGGAGACGCAGGGCTGGCTAGAAACCGCCGTTTTCTCAAGATCGTGAGACGCTTAGAGCGCGTGTGAGAAGGAGGATTGGTGGGCGCTGACGGGTTCGAACCGCCGACCTACTCGGTGTAAACGCTTAGCCCCCTAGGATTTCTGCGGGCTCTGGCGTTTTTTGCGCGGAATTTGGCGGCTAAAAAGCGCAGTTTCGCGTCCTGCCTGCAACGCCTTGGTTCAAATGGAACCACCGACGCACTCGGTGCAGATTTTTACCTGTAGCACCCGCCGACTGCGATGACGGATGCGCGACCATGCGCAAGGGAGCCACGGTTTAGGTAGGGCGCGGGAAAAAGGTAACATCGGTAACATGGCAACAATAACAACGACTTACCGGGTAACCAAAAAGGTAATCTTGAGGTAACCTGATTACCTATTCTGAAGGTGATTTCGTCGCGATAAAAAGCGACGTAAAAGCAGACACATAACCAAAACGGTCTCGGCAGATTACCCCGAGGTTACCCTTTCGAGGTAATCTGAAAAACAGGCGTAAACAGTGACTTAGGCCCGATTTTCGCGCCAAATTACCGAGATTACCTATTTCCCGCACATGCCCCCTTCTCGAGCCGCCTCGGTGGTGGTCATGACAGTGCCGAACACTATGGCGCCGAGCCGTTCAGAAAGTCGCCGTCAGGTGCATCAATCCGCATCACGCCGCCCGCCCCTCGTTGCGCTCGTTTCTCCTCGGGGAAGCGGCCCTGCATCAGATCCAGCGATTGCATCAAAACCGACATAAAAAGCGGGAAGGCGAGGCGGGGGGAAAAGCGCGCAGCGTGGGGTCGCAAGTTTCCTGCGCTGGTCCTCCTCATGGTGGCAGCCCGCCCTCCCCCGCTCCTAGCGTGATCGCACGCCGATGATCGACCGCCCATATCGTGATTGCGCTTGGAGGCTCGTCTTGGATGCCGACGAGGAAGGGCTTAGAGCGCGCAACATCGCTATCGCGTCGATAATTAGGAGCGCACACATGCCAAGCAGGTTCGGGTTCGACGATATGGGGATCGCCGACCTCCTACGTACCGGCACGTTGATGACACCCGCGAACCAGCGTTCTTATGCTTGGCGCGAGCGCCACGTGAAAAACTTTCTCGAGGACATTGGGTATGCCATGGATCGTGGTGAAGAAGATTACTTCCTCGGCACCATCGTTCTGATTCAGAAGAACCGCGAGGTTCCGGCGATTGCTGATGGGCAGCAACGCATTGCCACTACGTCTATCGCGCTGGCCCGTATTCGCGACCTATTCCTGACGATAGGTCGTGAGCAATCAGCCAGGTCGCTGGATAGTGACTTCTTGAGAACGATCGACCGGCGCACCGAGGCTATGGTCGCTCGGCTGAAACTGAACCTCGACGATAACGAGTACTTTCAGCGAGTGACACTCGCAGCACCGTTCGACGTCGACTACACTGAAGCTACTGCGGCGCAGCCTGTTAGGACATCTAACAAGCGTCTTAAGGAAGCCTCAGATCAGTGCTTGGCATTCTTTCGCCAAGGCCTTGAACGCGTGCCTAATGATAGCCGAGCCGATTATCTGTTACGTTGGAGTGAGTTCCTCCAGCACAACGTTACTGTGGTTGTGGTGAAGGTGCCGGACGAGGTTGGTGCTTATCGCATGTTTGAGACCTTGAACGATCGCGGCTTGAAAGCTTCGCAAGCTGACATCCTGAAAAATTATCTATTCAGTCGTGCCGGCAGCCGACTTTCGGAAGCCGTTACGTTGTGGTCGATCATCGCTTCCGAGGCGGAGAGGTTAGGAAACGACGAGAATGCAGCTCTCTTGACCTATCTTCGGCACCTTTGGATTACGAAGCATGGTCCGACCAAGGAGGCTGAACTCGCGGCGAAGATCCGGGACGAAATCAACAGTGAGCGTGGCACCTTAGAGTTTCTTACCGAGGCATCCGCCGGGATAGCCGACTATATCGCCGTATCATCTTCTCAAGATGCCAAGTGGGACACCTATGCTCCAGCCACTAGGCAACACATCGACACTTTAAGTCGCCACTTACAAGTTGAGCAAATCAAGCCGCTGCTATTCGCGGTTGCACGCAAGTTCGAACCCGTCGAAGCTGAAAAAGCTTTCCGCTTATTCGTTTCCTGGTCGGTGCGCTTTCTGATTGTCGGAGGACGCGGCGGGCTTCTCGACGCTCAGTATGCTAATCGAGCGCATGAGGTCGGCACTGGTCGGATAACTCATGCTCGCGACCTGCGAGAGACGATGCGTTCCTATGTCCCATCAGACAGCGCGTTCGAACAAGCGTTTGCTACCGCGCGAGTGTCACGCGCTTACCTAGCGCGGTACTACCTGCGCGCGCTCGAAAAGACCCGTGCTGCAAACCCAGAGCCTGAGTACGTGCCTAACGAAGAGGTCTCGCAAGTAAACCTCGAGCATATTCTTCCATTAAATCCTTCTGCAGGATGGGATGTCACCGCCGAACAGGCGCGAGCAGTGCAGACCCGGCTCGGGAATATGGCGCTCTTGGCAGCAGCTATAAACAGGGACGCAGCTAACCGGCCTTTTGCCGAGAAGAAGGCGAGCTACGCTGACTCACAATACCAGACGACTGCAGAGATCGCTGGTTTTGAGACTTGGGACTTCGAAGCGATCGATGCGCGACAAGCGCGTTTCGCCGAGCTCGCAGTCGCCACTTGGCCGCTGACATTCACAGACTAGAGCCTAGAAAGAGACGAGATGCAGCCCTTCACGCTGCCTTGGGCGGCTGCATCTCTTCGAGCGACCGGAACGCGATCACCTCGCGCCCCACCCAGGCATTGATCTCGAGGAACACCGCCTGAAGCGGCACGATCTCGAGCGTCCAGAACATCGCGGTCGCGTCGGTCGGGCTGCCGAACGCCGATCCCTGCGCCGGCACGATCCCGAGGAGCTGGGGCGGCACGCGGTGTGCCGCCATGACGTCCGCCTGCGTCGCCGACTTGATCCCGAGGAACTCGTCCTTCGCGCCGGCCTCGGTCACCGGCAGGATCTTGAGCGACCCCTCCTTGCCGTTCGGCGCGTGCACGAACAGGTTGCGGAAATTGCCCGGTCCCTTCGCCTGGCGCAACGCCGCGCGCATCTTCACCGTGTCGGCCTCATCGATGTCGCCGGTGGCGTAGAGGATGTATCCGGCATGGCTGCCGTTCAGGTAGTATTTGCGACGGAACAGCGTCGCCGCCTCGTTCAGCAGTGCCGACTGCAACGCGGAAAGATATTCCGGCACGCCGTAGATCTCCTGGTTGAGATCGGGCTGCACGAGCTGCAGCACGCTGCCGGCCTCGAACGGTGTCGCCTCGACGTTGCCAGGCGCCCACCAGTAGACGTCGGTATCGACGCCGCGCCGCGTGTGTCGCGCCATCGCGTGCTCGATGCGCAGCGGCTCCATGAGCCGGTTGCGGCGCAGCTCGGCATAGGCGTTGCCGAACACCAGATAGTCCTGCACCAGCTTGCCGAGCGTGGCGCGCGACACCTCGCGCGATGGGATGAAGCTGCCGAGCAGCAGGTTGCGCTTCAGGAAAATCGCGGAGCTATGATGCGGCGAGACGCGGAAGGCGCGTGCGAGGCCGTCCAGCGGCACTGGCGGCTCGTACCAGTCTCCGATACGGACGCACTCGAGCAGGTCGATGAGCTGGCGCCGGTCGAGCACCGGCTCCGGATCGCCGAACGCATATTCCTCGACGCTGCCGCCTCGGTCGACCATCGGATCGTTCCCATGCGTCGTAGGGGCCGAACCCGAAGCCGCCGATGCCATCGCCAGCATCTTCCCCCACATGCTCGTCTTCTTCGCCACCGATGATCTCCATGCGTGTCTTCGGCCGCGCGTCGCCCGACCAGGGTTCGTTGATGAAAATATGCATGGCCGCCCACGCGAGGTCGGCGTGCCCGGTCTCCTCGTTGCGGCTGGCCTTGAAGGTGATCGCCTTGCCCGATCCGGTCAGCGCCTTCTTGATCGACAGGAACGCCGACTGCAGGTCGATCCAGCTCGCGTCGAACTCGACCCGGCCGCGCGCGACGGTGTGCTGCGCTCGCATGACCATCTCGATCTTCTTCTCGAGCGAGTATTCGATCTTCACGACACCGCGCATGCGGTCGCGCAGGAGCTGATAGACGCCGGCACCAACACCGCCCGCATCGATCCCAAGGTAGGTGCACTTGTAGCGGGCAAGCGCCTTTTCCACGAACTCGGCCTGCGCCTGGAAGTCGCCGCGGATCTGATGCCGCTCAAGCAACCGGAACTTGCCGTCCTTGCCCTCGGGCGGCAACGCGATGACCAGACCCGCCTGGTCGCCCTCCTCGCTTTCCTGCGGATCGAACCCGGCCCACACCTCGCGCGCGCCGACCGGTCGCGCGGCGAGCAGGTTCACGTCGCGCCAGTCGACGTCGGTGTCGACCGTGCAGCGCTGCATCTCGTTGAACTTGAACGCGCTTAAGCTGTCATCGACGAACTGGCAGCCATACAGGTTGGCGTATTCGTCGGGTGCGTTCTCGGCCTTGGTCTCCTCCAGGTCGAAGAGATTGCACCCTTGCGCCGCGGCATCCTCAAGCGTCAGCATGTGCCGCCAGATCGTGTCACCGCCGAGCGAGCCGTGCTTCAACGTCTCGTAGCTGGTGTCGATCGTGACCTGATCGGCCTTCTTGCGACGGCGGTTGTAAGCGGCGCCGGTCCATAGCGGATACGCCTGGTGCGCGACGGTCGACGGTGTCGACAGGTATGTCTTGCGATAGTGCTTGTGGCTCGCCATCGCCTTCGCGACCTTGTTCAGCTCCTCGAAGCCGTAGGTCCAGAAGAACTCATCGAAGTAGAAGTCGCCGTGATAGCCCTGCGCCGTGCGCGCGTTGGTGCCGAGGAACACCAGCTCGATCGCATCATCGCTCTCGGGCACCAGTTCCGACGACAGGATGATCGGGTCGCCCTTCAGCTTCACCCCGACGCGCGCGGCGAACGCGACGATATACTTGCGGAACACGAGCGCCTGGTTCTTCGACGCGGACAGGAAGATCTTGCTGTTGCCGGTTTCCAGCGCGTCGATCAGCGCCTCGCGCGCGAAGTAGAAGCTCGCGCCGATCTGCCGCGACTTGAGCAGCATGCGGGTGCGCTGGTCGCGGTTCGCCCACCATAACTCCTGATATTCGAAGTTTCCGTCGTGGAAGATCGTCTTGAGCTGTTCGACCTGGTCGGCGGTGAAGTGGTTGGCGGGTGCCTTGTCCTTTTTCGGCCCGGCGTTCCGGTTGGCGACCTTCTCGTTCAGGTCGCTCTCGTGCCCGCCCGGCTTCTCGTAGCGGCGGATGCGCGCAGCTGACGTCACCTGCCGCATGAGCAGGTCGATTTCCTTGAAGTCGCCGCCCGTCTTCTGCTCTTTCGCGATCAGCGTGTTGATGCGGCACTCGAGCGCGTCTTCGACCTTCGACAGCGAGGGCGCGTCATCCCACCCCTTGCGCTGTTTCCACGCCTCAACAGTGGAACGGTTGAGCCCCAGCTCGTCCGCGATCTGCGTCACGCCCCAGCCGCGCCAGTAGAGGCTGCGCGCCTGGCGCTGCGCGTCGACCGGGATCGGCATCGTTGATGCCGGCAACGGCATGTCAGTGTCGGGGGGCAGCTTGTCCATGACGCGGCGGAGCCTAGCCACCGATGTTCCCGCGATCGGAGCGTCGGCACCTGTAGAGAGCGTCTCTACAAGTGCCGCGCCTTGAGAAGAGAGCCGGTCTCGGTCCCTGTTCAATCATCAGCGCGGCACCTGCCGCCAGGTTTGAACCGGACACAGGATCGCAGCGCCATGGGCACCAAAAGCCAGCTTTTCCGCATCTTCGTTGAGGGCGAGACGATCAGCGATGGTCGCAAGATCACCGCCGAGATGATCGACCAGGTTGTCGAGACCTTCGACCTCAAAACCTACACGCCGCGCATCAACATCGAGCATATTGCGGGCTACAGCCCCGAGCCGCCGTTCAACGGCTACGGCGACGTGATCGCGGTCGAGGCGCGCGACGACACGTTCCGCATCGCCGGCAAGGAAGAGAAGCGCCGCGCGCTCTACGGTCAGGTCGACGCCAACGATCAGCTCGTGAAGCTGGCCAAGGCCGACCAGAAGCCGTTCCCCTCGGTCGAGCTGACCCCCAGCTATGCCGGCGTCGGCAAGATCGGCCTGATCGGCCTCGCCTTCACCGACACGCCCGCGTCGATCGGGACCGAGCGCCTGAAGTTCTCGAGCCGCGCGCCGGGCAGCGTCTTCGCCTACGGCAGCGAAGCGGTTGCGATCCAGTTCGAGGCGCCCGCGCCCGACAGCACCAGCATCAGCGACCAGATCGCGGCCGGCTTCGCGCGCGTCGCCGCCATCTTCAAGCCGACCCAGGCCGACCCTACCCCGCCCGTTCCGCCCAAGCAGGAACAGCAGGCGCCGGCCAACGACAACGACAAGATGGCGAACGCGATCACCCAGCTCGGCGAGAGCTTCGCCGCGGCGGTGAAGCCGCTCGCGGACGCGCAGGCGAAGACGTCGGCCGACCTCGCCGCCCTGCAGGGCAGGCTCGAGAACACCGAGCAGCCCGGTTTCTCGCGTGCGCCCGCCTCGGGTGCACCGACGAACGCGGAGCACCTGACCGACTGCTGATCGCCCGCCCCGCCACGATCACCGCCTGCCCCTTTCCGCCACCCGGAGCCCTACCATGCGCACCACGACCCGCCTGCTGTTCAACGCCTTCGTTGGCCAGCTCGCCAAGCTGAACAACATCGATCCCAGCCTCACGGTCATTCCGGGCGAGCTGAAGCACTTCAACGTCGCGCCCGTCATCGAACAGCGCCTGCAGGAGAAGCTGCGCTCCACCAGCGACTTCATGTCGCGGATCAACGTCGTGCCGGTCGTGCCGCAGCAGGGCGAGCGCGTCGGTGTCGGCGTCGGGCGCCCGCTCGCGAGCCGCACCAACACCGCGGCCGGCAAGCGCCGCAACCCCGGCGATCCGACCTCGAGCGACACGATCGACACCTACTTCTGCAAGCAGACCAACTACGATTACGCGTGGCGCTACGCGCAGCTCGACGCCTGGGCGCACCGCCCCGAGTTCCAGCAGCTCGTCCGTGACGCCGTGCTCGCGCAGAAGGCCGAGGACATCATCACCATCGGCTTCAACGGCGTGAAGGCCGAGGCCGACACCGACATCGTCGCGTTCCCGCTGCTGCAGGACGTCAACTTCGGCTGGCTTCACAAGATGCGCACCTATGCCGGCGCGCGTGTGATGAGCCACGGCACGAAGGACAACCTGAAGGTCTACGTGTCCGACGAGGGCAACGCCGATTACGTCAACCTCGACGCGCTCGTCATGGACGCGATCGGCAACCTGGTTCACGAGCGCTACCGCACCGCGACCGACCTGGTCGTGATCGTCGGCTCCGACCTGGTGCAGGAAAAATACTTCAAGATCGTCTCGGATGCCGGCGACAAGGCGACCGAGCAGGTCGCGCGCGACGTCATCCTGTCGAGCCGCCAGCTTGGCGGCAAGCCGACGATCCAGGTGCCGTTCTTCCCGGCGAACGCGATCATGATCACGAGCCTGAAGAACCTGTCCTACTACTGGCAGATCGGCTCCGCGCGACGCGCCGTGAAGGACGAGTCCGAATACGATCGGATCGCCAACTACGAATCGATCAACGACGCCTTCATGGTCGAGGAGTACGGCAAAGCCTGTCTGATCGAGAACATCCAGCTCGGGGCCAAGGCGTAACGCCTTCCGCCCCCACGACCTGCCCGCCCTCTCGCTTCGGACACGATCATGAGCCCAGCTCGTCAACACCGGGACCGTCTTGCCGCTTCGGCCGCGACCTCGCCCGCCACCCCGATCGCTGCCAAGCGGGAGGGCGGGCAACCTTCCTCCGCGCCTGCCATCCCCGAGATGACGCCCGCGCGCGTCCACCGCGTCGCCGCGATCGTAGCGGGTGCCGAGACCTCGCCGGCCGAGATGATCGCCGCGCAGCTCGGCAGTGATCCCGCCGCGGCGCAGATCCAGCTCCGCCTGGTGCACGACAAGCGCACGCTGAAGGACATGCACTCGATCGAGCGCAAGATCGACGCGAAGCGCCTGATGATCGTGGAATATCGCGACTGGTGCGACACGATCATGGCTTCGACCCGCACCGCCGGCCTCGCCGAAGAAGTGCTGCCGACCATGATGGTGTGGTCGATCGACATCGCCGATTGGGATCGCGCGCTGGATCTCGCCGCGTACGTGCTCGAGCATGACGTGCCGCTGCCGAAGCAATACCAGCGCACCGCCCCGGCGTTGATCACCGAAGAAGTCGCGCTCGCCGCCCTCAATATGCAGACCGCGCGCAAAGCCTTCCCACTGGAGGTGCTCGAGCGTGTCGAGGAGCTGACCGGCGATTACGACATGCACGATCAGATCCGCGCCAAGCTGATGAAGGCAATCGGCGCCGAGTTGATGCGTGGCGACGTCAAGGAGATGGCGCCCGACGCGATCGAGCGGTCGCTCACCTACCTGCGCCGTGCGCACTCGCTGGACAGCCGTGTCGGCGTGACGACGATGGTGCGCGGTCTCGAGAAGGCGCTGAAGCTCGCGACGGAGTCGGCGACCCCGCCCGCGCCGCCCGAGGCAACCGAGGCGACCGACACCACCGAAATCACGAACACCGACACTGCCGGCACCGCCGGCTGACCAGCTCGCCCCCCGGCGCTCGGGGGCGGATCGCGCGGAGCGGGAGACCTTCGGGTCGCAGGGCCGCTCCGGTCCCGATCCTCACCCCCGAAACCATTGAAGGATCGATCATGCCGTCCCTGCACAACGTGCTGTTTCTACTCGCCGCCCTCGCCCTCGCCTTCGGCGTGTGGCTGGCGCTGGGCGGCGCGGTGCTGATCGTGGACGCGCAGCACGGCACCGCGCGTGCGATGCGCATCGGCGTCGCCGCCTTCGTCTTCGGCCTGGCGCTCTACCTGGTCGCGTGTGCAGTCGTCGCGTGGCTGATCGCATGACGTTCATCCCGACCGCTCCCGTCGCGCCGCTTGCCAGCCCCGCCCCGGCCGAACCCGACCGCGTCATCATCAACGACGGCTGGTTCCCCGACATCGATCCCGCCGACATCCGCGCCGATCGCCGCATCCGTGACGTCGTGACGCCGCGTCGCATGCGCACTGCCGTGATCGGCGCGATCATGACGGTGCGCGTCAACCTGCGCGACTGGGCCGCGCTGCACCGCGAGGTCGGCGCCGCGTCGCTCGCCCAAGTGCCCGCCGATACGATCGATGGCGAGAGCGTGCTGGTGCTCGCCTACGAGCGCGCGATTGGCGCGTATGCGCGTGCCGAGCTGGTCGAGGGCTACCGCGACACGGATCTGACCGGGCGCGGTGACCGCAAGGTCGAGGATCTGGAACCGAGCGTCGGCGAGCTGCGCCGCGACGCGCTGCACGCGATCCGCGACATGCTCGCGGTCGGCCGCACCAACGTGGATCTGATCTGATGTCAGATCCGCTCGTCTCGCAACAGGGTGACACGCTCGACGGCCTGCTGTGGCGCGAGCGCACGCTCGGCCCCGAAGCGCTCGGCACCGTGCTCGCCGCCAACCGCGGGCTCGCCGCTCTCGGCGCCGAGCTGCCCGCCGGCACGCTCGTGACCGTGCCCGCTTCCCTCACTGCCAGCGCGGCGACGCCCGTCCGCGACATGGTCCAGCTCTGGAGCGATTGATGGACAAGATCCTCCACGATGCCATCGCGGCGATCGTCACCTTCCTGCTCAGCTTGGTGCCCGCGGCGGTCGGCTCGACGGTCAGCCTAGCGTTCGAAGCCGGGCTCACCTGGGCGCAGCGCTTCGTGCAGCTCTTCGTCGGTATCGCGGTGTCGTACTTCGCCACCAACCTCGTGACGGCAATCTATCCGGTGAGCGACCCGGTGCGTCAGGCGATCGGGTTCGTCGCCGGGCTGATCGCGTTCAAAGCCGCGCCGCGCTTCCGCGATGAGGTGGTCGACGCCGTCGCCGGCATCCCCGGTCAAATCCGCGATGCCATCCCCTTCCTCCGTCGAAAGGATCGGCCGTGAACTACGACCGCGCCAAGCTCGTCACGCGCCTGATCGGTGACGAGGCACTCCGCCTGCAGGTTTACCGCTGCACCGCCGGCAAGCTCACCTGTGGCGTCGGCCGCAACCTGGACGATGTCGGCATCCGCCCCGCGGAACGACAGGCGCTCGGGCTGACCGTCGACGGCATCGTCAAGAACGGCCTCACCAAGCCGCAGGCGCTCGCGCTCCTCGACAGCGACATCGCCGCGGTGGAGGCGGATCTCGATCGCGCGCTGCCGTGGTGGCGCAGCTTGAGCGACGTGCGCCAGCGCGTGCTGCTCAACATGTGCTTCAACCTCGGCGTCGGCCGCACCGCCTCGCCGGGGAAGAAGGCCAGAGGGCTGCTCGCGTTCGTCAACACCCTCACCTTCATGCGCACCGGCAACTTCGTTGCGGCTGCCAAGGGCATGCGCGCGTCGCTGTGGGCCGACCAGGTCGGCGCCCGCGCCGAGCGCCTCGCACGCATGATGGAGACCGGAAAGGACGTCGCATGAGCGCGCTGTTTGCAAGGCTCAAGGCGGAGATCGGCTTCATCGTCCTGCTCGCCGTCGCCGTCGCGGGCGCCTTCCTCTACGTCGAGTGGCGCACGGTTGAGAAGGATCGCGACCGGCTGCTGCAATCGGCCGAGCTACTGTGCACCGCAGCCGGCAAGCCGTTCGCGGCCGAAGGCAAGGTCGCGCGCGGCGTGGCGTGTCAGGCACGCATCGCCGCCCTCTCCGACTTCAAGGCGCGAACGGCCGAGATCACCGCCAAGACGCTCACCAACGCGCTCGCCGAGCACGATGCGCGCCAGCTCACCGACAACCTCGCCGCGCGCGCTGCGGCCGAAGCCGCGCGCGATGCCGCGCACCGCATGGAGACCGCCGATGCCGAAGCCGAACGCCGCAACCTCGTTGATCGTGAGTGGACTGCTGCTGTTAACGGCGTCGCCGGCCTGCGCCCCACGGTCACTGCCCGTTGAAGTCGAGAAGCCGGTGCCGGTCGTGGTGCCGGTGAAGATGACGCCGCCAGCCGAGCTGCTCGTCTGCGCCGATCGCCCCGCCGGCCTGCCCGAGGACGCGGATCTGATCGCGCAGATCCCGACCAAGCTGCGCGCCGGCATCATCCGCCTGGCGCGCGCCTTCGGTGCCAACGCCAGCCGGCAAGATCGCCTGGTCGACTGGTCGGCACCAGGCACCTGCAACACCGCCACGAAGGACGCCAAGTGACGCCGCTCGACAACCGCATCGATGAAGATTTCGTCGCCCGCTACTATCGCGGCGAAGCGATCGTGCTCGAGGGCCAGCTTGAGGACGTCGACGGCGCGGTCGAGCAGCTCGACGGGCTGACCTTCTTCGCGACCATCATGCTGCCGAACGGCGATGATCTGCACCGCCTGCCGGCCGCGATCCTGCGCGACACTACCGGCCCGTATTTTCAGGCAATCTTTGACGGCGAGGTGTCCACCGACCTCTTCGGACAGTCGGCGCTGCGCTGGGCGCTCGGCCAATATGTTGAGGGCCGCGGCAACCAAGTGATCGTGGAAGGCCCACTGATCCTTCGCCCCGGTCCCGTCGCGCGCGCGATCGATGGCGCGCAGGGTGCGGCTGCTATCGCGCACCGCTTCGTGCGCCGCCTTACCACGACCGGCCGTTCGACCGTCCGGATCTCCAACATGGGACCACGCGGGCTGTCGCCGTGGGAAGCCGAGGGCAAGACGCGCGAGCAGTATCAGGCTGATCTTACCCAGCTCGCGACCGATGCCGGCACCGACATCGCGCTCGACCAGGTCGGTGCAGCGATCACCGAGCTGGGCGAGACGACGTCGCAGAAGATCGCCGAGGTGGATGATGCCATCGCACTATCAGCGGCCGATCGCGCGGCAACGGTGAAGGCCACCAGCGACGCCAAGGTCGTCACCAAGGCCGCGCAGGACAAGGTCGACCAGATCGGCAACATCGCCGACGCGGTCACCACCTCGACCAGCAACGCCGGCAAGGCGGCAGCGTCCGAGGCCGCGGCGCGTCAGCAGGCGGTGCTGCTGCGCGACCGCATGGACGTGACCGGCACCTGGTACGATCTGCGAAAGCAGGTCGCGCTCGCCGAGGTCGACGCATCGATGCGGCCGCTGCGTGTCGTCTATGTCTCCGGCGAAGAGCGGATGTTCAATCCCGTTCCCTTCGCCGCGCGCGCAACGTCGGCCGACACCGCCGCCTGTGCGGGCAAGCTGAACGCGAACGGCGTTGTGGTCGACGCTGGTGAGCGCCTCTACCTCATGCGGCAGGAAGTCGTCTCCGCCGAGGTCGACGGCAACCTGCGCCCGCGCCGCGCCACGCTGCTCAATGGCTTCTACGTGCCCCCGGTCGCTGCCGGGGTGGCCGCGCCCGTCGTCGCCAGCTCGCTCGAGACGGCCGGCTTCTCGATCACCGCGCCCGACCGCTTCTACCTGATGCGCCGGCAGGTGGTGCGCGCGACCGTCGACCCGTCGCTGCGCGCGCACTCGGCCGACCTGCTCGACGGCACCACCTACCCGCCGATCGTGCTGCCGGTCACCACGCCGGTGCTGAACCCGATCATGCTGGCGGGCGACAGCCTCACCGCGGCAGCCACCTACATGCCGACGCTGGTGCTGCTCAGTGGGCGCGACGTGCTGCGCACCGCGATCGGCGGGCAGACCTCGCGTCATATCGTCGGGCGGCTAGGCGCTGTTGCGTACCGTCTGACCGTCGACGGCAACCAGATTGTCGCCGGCTCCAACAACATCACCGCGATCAACGGCAACGCGATCGTCGGCATGGCGGGCGCACCGGTCAGCAACGTGCAGTTCCTCTCCACCGGATCGGGCAACGGTGCGACCAGCGCGACCGGGCGGCTCGGCTCGATCACCGGCACGCTGACCCGCACCGCCAGCGGTGGCCCATCGTCCACGGCCGAGGTCTACACCTTCGTGCCCGATGCCAGCATGGCGGCGTATCTGCCGTGCAAGGTGCCCGCTGGCACGCCGTTCGTGGTCGACTATTCCTACGACAACTACACGCATGTGCTTTGGCTTGGTCGCAACAACACCGGCGACCCGGCGCAGGTGTTGTCCGACGTCGACGCCGCGGTGCGCCGCATCGGTCACAACCGCATCGTCATCATGCCGCCTCCGAACGGCGATTACACCGGCGAGCGCGCCAGCGCAGCCGATCCGCGTGCCTATCAGAACTTCCGCACGATCGAGAACGCGCTCGCCGAGAAGTACCCGCGCTACTTCCTCAACATCCGGCGCTCGCTGATCGACCGCGGCCTCGCCGCGCTCGGCATCACGCCGACCGCGCAGGATCTGATCGACATTGCCGACGACACGGTGCCGCAGTCGCTGCGCGCCGACAGCGTCCACCACACCGCAGCCGCGCAGCAATTCATCGCTGCCGAGGTCAACGCCAATCTACTCGCAAGGGGTATCTGACATGCCGAACAGCCTTCTCTTCCGCTCGCCCGCCGACGTCACCGCCTCGCGCCCTGCGCTCCAGCGCGACCCGATGATCCGGCCCGGCACCAAGTTCCTGTTCGACCTCACGGACCCGCGCTGCCATCCGGGCGGCGTCATCACGCCCGGTGTCGCCGCGATCGGCACCACGTTCACCAGCCTCGACAAGGTGCCGGTCACCGCGGTGGTCCAGACGGCCGGCACGGTCACGGTCAACGCCGATGGCTCGCTCAAGCTGAACGGCAACCGCTGCCTGTACGTTGGCACGAACAAGCAGTTCGACATGTCGCCTGCCGAGTTCGAGTTCCTGCTCTGGCTGTGGTTCAAGGTGCCCGCGGTCGGATACGCGACTGGCAATTACTTCAGCATCCTCGGTCAGACGCCGACCAACAACAACAAAGCGCAGGCGATCTTCGACCTCGGTGCCGGTGGCCTGACACCGCGCTTCAACATCGGCACTGCCGATGGCACCAGCTCGATCGGGCCGCAGTTGCCTGCACCGATCACGCCGGGCCAGGTCTACCAGCTCGGCGCACGCTTTGATCCGGGAAACCGCGTCGACATCTTCTCGAACGGCGCATTGCGCGGTTCGCAGGTAACGGCGCAGACCGACCTCTACCCGCCAGCGAGCGGCGAGGCGCTGCAGATGGCGCTCGGCATGTCGGGCGAATACACCGTCTACCGCATCGGCATGTCCGACCTGGACACGTCGGTCGCGACCGAGACCGGCTATGGCTATGCCGCGGCCGACATTCTCACCGCGGCGCAGTTCTTCGCGGCTGACTACGCCTTCTGCACTGGCGCACTCGCGGGCGCGCCCAAGACGGCGTTCGCCTGATCCGATGCGCAAACCCGACGATCTGAAAACCACCCTTCTCGCGCAGGTCAAACACCTGCGCGACAACCCGGAGTCGCTGTCGCTGTTCATCGACAACGGGCGGGTGGCGTGTCGGCCGACCGGCTCACTGTCGTTCGGCTATGCGTACAAGCTCAACCTGGTCGTGCAGGACTTCGCCGGCGATCTGGACCTGATCATCGTGCCGCTGCTCGCCTGGGTGGCGGTCAACGAGCCGGATCTGCTCGAGCGCGCACCGTCGCAGCCTTTCACGTTCGAGTCCGAACTCCTCGACAGCGGCGCGCAGGACGTGTCGATCGACATCGAGCTGACCGAGCTGGTGCGCGTCACCACCACCGAGGGCGGCGTCAACGTCGAGCACCTGCCCGAGCCGCCCCGCATCGAGGCGTTCCCCGGCATGCCCGACACCCCCGTCACGCTGCTCGCCGGCATCGCCGCGGATCTTGTGGACGGGACCGAGGTGATCGTCGGTGGCTGACGACTTCGCGCCCATCGCGGATCTCGCGCGGGCGCTGCTGCACAACATCGACGCGCCCCAGCGCCGCACGCTGTTGCGCCAGATCGGCCGCTACGGGCAGAGCGCCAACCGCGCCCGCATTGGCGCGCAGCGAAACCCCGATGGCAGCGCGTTCGCCGAGCGCCGCGCCAAGAAGCCGTCGAAGAAGGGCGCGATCCGCCGCAAGGCCATGTTCCGCAAGCTGCGCATGGCCAAGCACCTGAAGGCTGGCGCGACCGACAACGAGGCATGGTTCGGCTTCAGCGGTCCCGCCGCTCGCATCGCGCGCATCCACCAGGAAGGACTCGCCGACGCCCCCGCACCGGGGCAGGCAAAGGTCCGCTACGCCCCGCGCGTCCTCGTCGGCCTGTCAGATACCAATCGCGAGCGTGTTATAGACATGCTGCTCGAGCTATGTTTGCCAACATAGAGGCTACTGCTCTCCCCCGTCTCTTTTCTTATCGCGTTGTTGAATGCCCTCAAGTTTCCCCGGCGGAAGTTTGGCATACAACTCATCGACTTGCCGCGGCTCGGTTATAGCTTTCTCAACTATCACATTGATGAGAGAAAATAGGCTTACCGCTGTCGGTCTATCATCGTTCAGATCAATCGTTCCAGGGTGGACCGCCTCGTTCCCTATGACCCGCAACACATCCAAGGCTTGTTGAAGCGTCTTGCTTATAGTTCCGGACGCCACCAGTTCGCCAATCATCTTGTTGATGTCATCCGGTTTCGCGCCAAGAACCGGCAACAATTTTTGCACTGCCAATCGAAGTAGAGCCGCCGATCCGCGCGGAGAGTCCTGCAAGATCTGCTCTGCCTCTCTCCATTCGGGCCAAATGGCTTGTGGCATATCAGCAGACATAGCTGGCGCTTCGCTCGCTCGTGGCCTGACCATCTGGCCTCCCGACCATACAACCGTTTGATCGCACGAGGAGCAATACGCGACCACTAGTTCCGCGTCCGCAATATCAACCGGACTGTAGCTAAAACTTGCTACGTTGACATAGGCCCTCAATCCCTCTCCCCAACGATGGACTGCATACGCCCTACATGATGGGAACGGGCAAACAAAAGGAGACTCGGACCTCGTCAAAGCTCCGTTCACAAAAGCAATTCCGTAAGCCTCACTCGCACTTATTAATTGCGCCATAACGCCCCCCACACATAGTCCGAGGCTGCGGTGCGGCTGGACTGCTGTCAATCGCTACCTGTAGAGACGCCCTCTACAAGTCACCCGCCTAGCGCGGGGCGGGAACCCGCGCCGAAGTGCCGGCGATGTCCGCCACTACCTCCACCAGCGTCGACCTGTCGCGCCTGCCCGCGCCCGTGATCGTGCCGCAGCTCGGCTTCGACACGATCGTCGCCGAGCTGGTCGCCGACGTGCAGGCGCGGCTGCCGTCGTTCGATGCGACGATCGACAGCGACCCGGCGGTAAAGGTGCTGCAAGTCGCCGCCTTCCGTGAAGTGCTGGTGCGCGCGAACGCGCAGGACGGCGCGCTGCAAACCCTCGTCGCCTATGCCACCGGCGCCACGCTCGACCATCTCGCCGCGCGCATGGGTGTCACCCGCCTGACCATCACGCCCGCCAATCCGGTGACCGACGCCCCGGCGGTGCTCGAGAGCGACGACGATCTGCGCCAGCGCATCGTTCTAGCGCCGGAATCGTATTCGGTCGCCGGTCCCGCCCTTGCCTACGTCTTCCACGCCAAGACCGCCTCCCCTGCCGTGATCGACGCCAGCGCCAGCTCGCCGGCACCCGGCGAGGTGCTGCTCGCGATCCTGTCCGGTGAAGCCGAGGACGGCACCGCCAGCCCTGCGTTGCTCGAGCAGGTGCGCGCGGTCGTTACCGACAAGAAGATCCGGCCGCTCGGCGATGCCGTCACCGTCACTTCTGCCGAGATCGTCCGTTACCTGGTCGACGCCACCATCTATCCCTTCGACGGCCCTGACGCGGATCTGCTGCTCGCAACCGGCCGCGCCCAGCTCGACACCTATCTCGCCGACTGTCGCAGGCTCGGCCGGGCGGTGCGTCGCGCCGGCATCGACGCGGCGCTGACCGTCGCGGGTGTCGAGAACGTCGTCGTCGCCGCGCCTGCTGACGACGTGTTGTGCAGCGAGGCGCAGAGCAGCTTCTGCACCGGGATCACGCTTCGCCGTGGCTGACCTTCTCCCGCCCAACGCCACGCCGGTTGAGCGCGCGCTCGCTGCCGCAACGGCACGGCTCGAGGACGTGCCCGTCGATCTCGCGCCGCTAATCGACCCCGCCACCTGCCCGGCCGAGATCCTGCCGTGGCTCGCTTGGGGCGAGTCGGTCGACATTTGGGACACGAGCTGGTCGGAGGCGACCAAGCGCGAGGCGATTGCGCAATCGATCGAGCTGCATCGTCGCAAGGGCACCCGCTGGGCGGTCGAAACCGTGCTCGCACGCGTCGACGCGCTCGCGCAGGTGGCCGAGTGGTGGGAAACGCAACCGCGCCTGCCCGAGCATCTGTTCGAGGTCCGCGTACCGATCGACGCCGCCAGCGGTGATCGCGCGCTCGCGTCCGCGGCCGAGCGCATCATCCGCGACGTCGTGCGCGTGAAGCCGCTGCGCGAGCACCTGGTCGTGGTGCAATCGCTCCGCGCCGAGATCGCGGTCGGCGTCCACGCGATCGGCCGCGCGCTGCTGCTGCGTCGCGACGACGCGCAGCTCGCCGTCGACCAGTCGCAGCCGTGGGAAGCGCTGTTGCAGACCGAAGATGGCGAACCGCTCGAGGCCGACAACGGCGAATATCTGGACACCCGCCCATGACCCCGCTCGTCTTCACCGTCACCAATGCCGGCCTCGCGCTCCTCACCCGCGCGCAGCTCGGCGAAGCGGTCGACCTGACCGTCGCCGAGGTGGCGCTATCCAGCCGCGACTTCGTCGTCGCACCGACGCTCACCGATCTGCCCGATGAGGTGCGCCGGCTCGCCACCGTCACCGGTGCCGATGCCGGCGATCAGGTCACGCACATGGTCGTGCGCGACAATGACGCGATCGGCTACGACGTGCGCGGCATCGGCATCATCCTCGCTGACGGCACGCTGTTCGCCGCCTATGCGCAACCCGCGCTGCTCGTGCAGAAGTCGCCCGCCGCCTCGCTCAACCTGGTGATCGACATTGCCATGTCGAACGGCTTGGCCGCCGCGCTGACGTTCGGCGACGCCAACTTCCTGCTGCCGCCCGCCACCACCGACACGAAGGGTGTGGTGGAGCTGGCGACCGATGGCCAGGCAGATGCCGGCACACCCGGCCCGCTCGCCATCACCGCGCGCCAGCTCAAGCGCGCGATCGACGCCGTGCTCGGCATGGTCAGCGAGGCGCTCGAGGGGTTCAGCCGGCGAACGATCTTCGGCGCTGGCCTGGTCAGCGGTGGTGGCGACCTGACGGCCAACCGCACGCTCGAGGTGATTGCCGCAACCGGTGCCGAGACGCGCGCCGGCACGCGGCTGGATCTCGCCGTCACCCCGGCAAGCCTCGCCGCAGCCGGTGCTGATTATGTCGTAGCACAGGATCTCGGCACACCCGGCTATCGTGTCTGGTCGAGCGGGCACAAGGAATGCTGGGGCGAGACCTTCCTCGGCCCCGATACCTCCGTCAACGTGCCGCTGCCGACACCGCATGAGGCGTACTGCATCCCCACAGGCAACTGCAGCATCGACCAGGACGAAGCGAGCATCGGGCCGAAGAACGCCAACGCGGCCGGCTTCACCCTGCTCAACAACAATCCGAAGGCGACCACCTTCTACTGGCACACGAAGGGCCGCTGACATGGCGAAGATCTCGCTCCTCCCCGACGTCGGCGCGCCCGATGGCAGCGAAACAGTCGTGGTCCTGAAAGATGGCGAGACGCGCCGCGCCGCTCTCTCCCGCCTGGTCGGTAGCGTTGGCGTCACCGTGCTCGAGGTCACCGGGTCGGAGCCGAACGCGGTGCATACCGAGGCACCCGCGGATGGCTTCGTTGACGGTCACCTTTACCGCTTCGTCTCGCCGATCACCAACACCGGCGCATGGACCTTCAACGCCCGGCCGGTGATCGCCACCGATGGGTCGCCGATCGCGCCCGCCGGGTCGATCGTCGCGAACGGCGACGTCGTGCTGCGCTTCCAGCTCGAGGGCGTCGTCTTCTTCGTCGTGTCCGCGTCCACGCCGCGCGTCGACGTGGCCGAGCGCGCGATCGGCGCGCTGCAGCTCGCCGACACCGCCGCGGCTGCCCGCGCGACTGCGATCGAGGCGAGCGCCGCCATCACGCGCGACCCATGGGCAGGGCTGTTCCGCAAGCTTGCGCGCGGCGCGTTCGGCAAGGCCAGCTACATAAACGGCGTGCGCACCGTCGCCCCGCCCTCGTTGCTGATCGGCGAGATCGGCTGCAGCCTCAATCTCGGGCAAGGCGACGTGATCGCCAACGCACCTGGTGCGCAGATCCTCGCGAGCTTCCGCAAATGGCTGAAGGGCTGGACCGTCAACCTCGACCGCCAGGCGTTGCCCGGCTCGTGGTCGAGCCAGTGGCACGGCCAATACGACCTCCTGCCCGCCGACCTCGACCTGCTCGTGATCGGCCCGCCGACCAACGACGGTTCGGCCAACATGTTCAACGCCTACCAGGGCTTCACCGGCAGCGACGACCAGCTCGCCGGCTACGAACTGGCGATCTCCGGCCTGTTCGAGCGCGCTCAGGCGCAGGGCGTGCCGGCGATCGCCTTCACTGCGCCACGCATCCACGGCGCGCGCTCGCTCGCATCCGGCCGGTTCGACTTCGGGCAGAACCTGCCGCTCTCCTATCCGGTCGCCAGCTTCGTCGCCTACTTCGTCACCCTCACCTACGACCCAGTGACGCAGCGCATCACGTCGAACGTGCCGGGCCTGTTCAAGACGTTCGGCGCGAACCTGCTGACGATCGCCGCCAAACTGCTCGAGTTCGACCCCGACAGCGGCGAGGAAGGAACGCGCCACACGGTCAAGGAGATCGACCCAGCCGGCACCTGGGTGCGCGTTGACGGCACTATCACTAAGGCCAAGTCGGTCGTGGGCGGTCTGCGCCAGGTCGGCTTCGACCAGGAGACGCAGGTCTGGCCTGCGAAGAGCAAGGCGCTGGTCGCGCGCGACGTGTCGGGCAGCGGCACGACGATCGACGTGAGCTGGCGGCACGAGGAGATCAACCGCGTGCTGCGCCGCGTCGCCGCGCGCTACGGCGTCAAGCTGATCGACTGGGAAGCGCTGCTCGACGTCCTGCTGATCAATCCCGCCGCGCTCGATGCGATGCTCGCCGACGACTACCACCCCGCCCGCCCCGGCTATCTCGTGCTCGGCCCCGCGATCGACGCGCTGGTGCGCTGGATCGTCGCGGGCGGCGCGCGCGCCATCGACGGAGTCGCATGATGAACGAGCTATCTCCAGCCGACGCCGCGCTGCTGCGCTGGATCGTCACCCCCGCGGTCGACGGCGTGCCCGGCGCGTGCCGCGGCAAAGTGCTGGACGGCCTGCTCTCGGCCGAGCTGGTGACAATCGGGGTCGTGCCGTCGCAGCAGGTCACCGCGGCGAGCGCTTGGGTGCGCCCGACCGATGCCGGCCTCGCATGGATCGTCGCCAACCCGCTCGCCTGATCCTGTAGAGAGCGTCTCTACAAGCGCAGCCCCTCGCACTGGCGGAACGTCCGCGCATGGTCGCGTGCGTGAGCAACAGTGCCGCCCTTCCCAACCTGCTCGGCGATCTCGCGCGCGAAGGCGTCGTGGAATCGGTCGACCTTGCCGCAGGCACCGCGCGCGTGCGCCTGGGCGATCTGGTCACCGGCGATATTCCTTGGCTGTCAGGACGCGCCGGCAAAACGCGCATCGCGTCGCCGCCCTCGGTGGGCGAGCAGGTTCTCGTGATCTCGCCCGAGGGGCGCACAGCATCCGCAATCATCGTCGGCAGCCTGTCGTCGGACGCGCACCCGCACCCGGTCGATGATGGCTCTACCGCTATCGTGTTCGAGGACGGTGCGACGATCGGCTACGATCCAACTTCCCACGCGCTCGCAATTCGGCTTCCTGCCGGTGCCACCATCGCCGTCGATGCGCGGGGCGGCACGAAATGGATTGGCGACATCGACGTGACCGGCAAGGTCACCGCGAGCGACGACGTCGTCGGCGCGGGCAAGAGCCTGAAGGATCACATGCACGTTGCGGTGCAGCCCGGTCAGGGCGTGTCGGGGAAGCCGCAGTGAACGGCATGGACCGCACCACTGGAAAACCATGCGCTGGCACCGACCACCTCGCGCAATCGATCGGCGACATTCTCTCGACACCGATCGGACACCGCGTCGGCCGACGCGATTACGGCAGCGACCTGCCCGAGCTGCTTGACCAGCCCGCCAACCCGCGCACGCGCCTGCTCGTCTTCGCAGCGACCGCGACCGCGATTCAGCGGCAGGAGGGCCGCGTGCGCCTCACCCGCGTCGCGCTCCAGCTCGGCACCGCGCCTGGTGCCTTCATCCTTCGCCTGATCGGCACGCGCCTCGACGCCCCCGACGGTGCCCGCCCGCTCGACCTCTCCGTCTCCGTCCGCGCGCTCAGCGCTCTCTCGTAGGAACCGCCCATGTTTCACCACGGCATCTCTGTCACCGAGGCGGCAAGCGCCAGCCGCACGCTGCGCACCGTCGCTACCGCGATCATCGGCCTGGTCGCGACCGCGCCGGCTGCGCAGGCCGACGCCTTCCCGCTCAACACCCCGGTGCTCGTGAGCGACATCGAGGCGGCGATCGTCGCGGCCGGCAACACCGGCACGCTTGGCGCGGCGCTGGAGGGCATCGCTGACCAGGTGCGCGCGCCAGTTGTCGTCGTGCGCGTCGCGCCTGGTGCCGACGCGACCGCGACCAATCTGGCGGTGATCGGACAGGACACGCTCGCCGGCCGCACCGGCATGCAGGCGCTGCTCGGCGCCGACGCGCTTGTCGGCGTGCGCCCGCGCATCATCGGTGCCCCCGGCCTCGACACCCAGCCCGTTACGGCGCAGCTTGCTGCCGTCGCGAAGAAGCTGCGCGGCATGGCCTACACGCAGGCGATCGGTGCCGACCTCGCCGCGCTCGCCGCCTACCGCGCCAACTTTACGGCTCGCGAGCTGATGCTGATCTATCCCGACGTCATCGTGCCCGATGGCGTGCTCGGCGAGACGAAGCCCGCCTACGCGGTCGCCCACGCGCTCGGCCTGCGCGCGCTGATCGACCAGACGCAGGGCTGGCACAAGACGCTGTCCAACGTACCCCTGCAGGGCGTCACCGGCCTGACCAAGCCGGTGCAGTTCGACATTCAGGACCAGGACTGCGACGCCAATGTCCTGAACATGGCCGACATCACCACGCTGGTGCGGATCAACGGCAAGCTGCGCTTCTGGGGCAACCACACCTGCGCCGAAGACGACGACTTTACCTTCGAGAGCGCGACGCGCACCGCGCAGGTGCTCGCCGACACCGTGGCCGAGGGCATGACCTGGGCGATCGACAAGCCGCTGACCCCCGGCCTCGCGCGCGACATCGTGGAGCGGATCAACGGCAAGCTGCGCGACCTGAAGAGCGCGGGTCAGATCCTCGGCGGCGAGTGCTGGTACGACACCGCGCGCAACCCGACCGACCAGCTCAAGCTCGGCCGCATGACGATCAGCTACCGCTACACGCCGGTGCCCCCGCTCGAGCAGCTCGGCCTGCAGCAGGAGATCACCGACGAGTATCTCGCCGACTTCGCGTCGCAGGTCGCGAACGCCTGAACGCCGCCCTTCCCTGACCTTTCCACCGGAGACCGACCATGGCGTTCAAGCGTCAGCTCAAGCAGATGATGATGTTCAACGACGGCGAAGCCTATGTCGGCGACACCGTCTCGATCACCCCGCCCAAGCTCACCCGCAAGTTCGAGGAATACCGCGCTGGCGGCATGAACCGGCCGGTGTCGATCGACATGGGCGGCGAGAAGCTCGAGATGGAAGCGACCTACGGCGGCTTCATGCGCGGCGTGCTAGCGCAGCACGGCATGCTCAGCCTGGGCGGCGTCCAGCAGCGCTTCGTTGGCAGTTTTCAAGACGACGAGAGCGGCATGGTGTCGTCGGTCGAGATCGTCACGCGCGGCCGGCACGACGAGATCGACATGGGCGAGTGGAAGCCGGGCGAGGTGTCGGAGTTCAAGGTCAAGAGCCAGCTCAGCTATTACAAGCTGACGCTCGACGGCACCGTCCTGATCGAGATCGACATCATCAACATGGTCGAATTCGTCAACGGCATCGACCTGATGGCGCCGCACCGCGCTGTTCTCGGCCTCTGACCTGGTCGGCGCGCTCGCCGCGCCGATCGCCCCCTCCCTTCCGCTAGGACACCGACATGAGCGAAGACGCTCCCACGCCTGCCACCGACACCGTTGCGCCGAACACCGCCGTCATCACCCTCGACTTCGACGTGACGCAGAACAGCGTGGTCGTGATCCCGGCCGGCACGAAGATCGTCGTGAAGAAGCCGATGGGCGCCGCGCTTCGGGGCACCAACCTCGGCGGGTTGATCCGCATGGATTACGACCAGGTCGCGATCGTCATGCCGCGCATCACCACGCCCAATCTGCTGCCGGCGACGATGGAGATCGACCCCGCCGACGTGTCGCAGGTCGCCGGGGAGCTGGTCGATTTTTTGTTGCCGAAGCGGGCGAAGGAACAGCTCTTCCCCGCCACGTAGAAGACGCGATGGGCGACATCGCCTTCGTCTTCCACTGGAGCCCCGCGGTGATGGA